AAGATACAAATAAATTTATTCAGCGTCACGAAAAAGCTCTGGCAAATGTTTATCTATTAATAAAATCACATCACAATAGAATTCAGGAATTACATAAAGATATTAGTAAGCTAAATTCCTAAAAGCCATAGATAGTGGATGATCGTCCTTATGTAGAGCCCTAGCGACAAAACCGTAATGATCGAATGAGAAATTCCAATTATATTTATCAATGTAATATTTCGCTGATTTTGTTTTCGAGCACATGGCCATTAGCATCGTTAGCATGTTTCCATCGTCTGCGGTTTTTGAATTAAACAAAGCAGAAGCACGAAAACTCATGTCTTGATAAAATCCATGGAACAAGGAAGGTTTTTCTCCACCACAATTATAAACATGAGCCACGAATTTTGGATTCCTACCTAGCCATGATCTAAATGTAAATTTATTGTATTGCTCGTTATTACAAACGAAGTCTACTTCTTTCATTTTTCTAAGAAAAGATTTCGCACTAAATGGCAAATTGCAAAGATACAAACAAGAACTAAGACCAATGTAATCGTCAAAAGAATTAAGGTCGTCTTTAACTGGACTGCGTTTGAGACACCAAGAATGCTGGATAACTTCGCACTTAGATATTGTTTTAAGATAATCTTTTCGATCAAATTCATTTATCCATCCGTTTAGTTGTAGCGCAATTAAATGTAGTGAAGTGTATAGTATGCCGTTGCCGCTAGCGCCGCGTTCATCTTTTTTTACCTCTACATGACAAACCAACCCATCGGCATCGGTATAGTTTTTTATTGCCTGTCTATAAGTTAGTTCATCTATTTTCATAAACTGTATTCTTATCCATATATAATCTTGCCGATTCGCTCTTTCGCTTCAAGTGCAAGTTCTGAGATGTGATGAAGTGACTCGTTTTTAGCATTATCAGAGGAAAACATTCCGCCGACTTCATTTTCAACGATTTGTACAACCGATTCACGATGAATCTGCAATATTAGTTCACGGATTCGATACAGCTCTTTTTGAGCTTCCATAAATAAATTGTTGCATATAATCGCGTGGCGTCAAGTGCCTAGTGATGATTACGAGGCGGATGGCGTAGATCGATGATGAAGAAAACAATAACAAATGTTAGTGCCATCGTTAATCCTACAACTGCGAAGAGTGGTTTTGTAACAATCTTAAGTGCGCGCATGGTTCAATTTCAACTTTCATCGAATCAATAAATGCAATCGTGGCCTCTTCAATTAGGTCATCAATGTAGCATTCGTTTCCTGTAATGTTATAAATTAAATCTAAATTAAGTTTTATGTCCATATTTGCCTAGTTGAAAGCCCGTACAATATAGTTCATGGGATTAGTTATCATACGGGCTTGCGATGGGTTATCTTAAAAATAATTGTTAGTAAATTACTTTTTTCCGCCTTTTTTCTTTGCTTTTGCCATTTGAAAAATCCTCCGTTCGTTTAGATTTTAGTTTCCTAATAATTATATTACAAACCTATGCAATATTTTTTGCAAATATTATTTTGTGTTTAGACTAGCAGAGGGAATCCATTTCGATCTAACGATGATTGGAATTTTGAATAAAGAATTTTTCTTAGATTGATTTCGTTTCGTGGTTTTCTTTTTCTTTTTAATTTTCATTTTAGAATGGTTACGGTGACTAGAGTATGTGTGACTTGAGGATGTTACAAAGGAGTCTAATCACCGCTACCGTCCTTTTTCTAATCGTTGTTAATCTATGGCACTACTTATCTCGGATTAGAAACTTTTTAAACTGGACTCAATCAAAGCGTCTAGACATTAATTGAGTCCAATTTTTGCCGATACCAAAGGAGCAACCCATAAGCATCAGCTAATCTATATCGTCGTACCAATATTTTTTTACTGGCACTTTGTTAGCCGCAGCCGCTTTTTTAGCGGCGATTCTTTCCATGGCTTGATTAACTTTTTCAGCTCCGAAGGATTTAATGAGTTTTTCAACTTCCTTAGGATCTGGTGACTCTGTACTTACAATCGATTCAACGTACTCGTCAAATGTAATGTATTTGTTACTCATAATAAATCGGGTTTAGTTTCCATGAGTGATTCTGTGATCTCTAATCTAGCGCCTTGAACTGGTATTCCATTTCTGAGGTCGGATAGGATCTTTTTTTTGTCGATTGTTGTAACCACGGTCTGAACTTTGTATTCACTAGAGATTTTATTTTCGTCCTCAATGATAACCATACCTGGATTTTTCCTAAGCTTAAACGCTGACTCGTTACCAGAGATTTTCTCGAGCCCAAGTGCCTTGATGCCATAGATTATGTTTCCTTCTAGCCTATCAATAGCATATTTGTAGCCCTTGATCATTTTGTCGAGTAGTTCTTTTTTAGATTTCCATGTCTCTAGTCCATGATTGAGCTGTTCTAGAATACACGTATAGTTATCAACCTTAGACGGCAGTTCACTCTCTAGAACCGTGAGTCTAGCGTCTAGTTCGGGACTAAGCTCGCCCTCTGCGGCCATTATTTCTTTTGAAATCTCCATCGACTCCGAGATCATGCCAATAAGTGACTTAGACATTTGCATGCTCCGCTACGCATCGCGCATGTTGGATGTATGTTTTAGCTAGATCGTCCATAGGCATTTTCTTTTTATTAAAATGTTCCTCAATCTTTATGCACTGTGTGATAAGATAATCAGCACCGCGCTCGTCTAGAACCTGCTTTAGTGTTTTTCCAGAGTCCTTAGTGAAGGTCAGTTTGTAGTTAAGCGAGTCAGAGATGTCTACATTTGACGCTGCGTGAATTTCATCGTTATTTGGTTCTGGTTTGATTTTATCATTTTCTGGCACTATCGACTCGATAAACTCTTTATCTTTTGCCACGGACACGGGCTTGCTTGTTTTACTAGGTGTTGGATCGTTTACAGATAGAACCTCGCCGTCCTCGTTAACCTCTGCGCCCATCTCTTCAGGCGTATGACTCACTCCGGCCACGGCATCGGCAAATAATGCACGGCACATAGCTGATATTGCGCGCGCTCGTAGCATTGCTGCAGGATATTTCTTCCAGGTATCTTTAGTTAGAAGCCCCGCAGCCTTTGCGTCATCAATTGTGAACGAAAACGTAGAGAACTTAGAGGATGGACTGCGACGCGCTGAAATGATGCACGCTGTGTTATCGTTTTTCTCAAAATTAATTTCCGCCGTTTTTACATCACGATATGCAAGACTAATCATTAGTTCAGCGTCCATACAGGGCTTGCCATTAATGATTGATATTTTAGCGAATGCCTGAAACGGTGGAATGTTAAGCTCACGCCCTTTTAATGCGATTACAATCGCCTGCTGTACGGTTCTGATCGTCGATGGCAATAAGCCCGATTTCAATGCCATATCTGCAATTTTAGTTATTGTTAAGATTTCCGACTCTGTCGGTATAAGACTCATCATAGTTTGCTCCTTTTTTAAGTTAATCGCTCACGATCATAAGTTAGTAATTTAGATCAATCAAACCTTTATCACACAACCGTAGTAATCGTGAGCGTGCTTCGTATTACGCTAAGACGATCTAGATGTAAACTTGAAATTAATAAAATGTTGTCAACAATAAATAGTGGTGACCACTGCTTGATATGCAGCGCATATAACGTCTCACTGCCAACTTGTTCTTTTTTTATTTTACAATCCATAATTATTTAATTATTAAATACATACCAAATGGGAGCTTCTAGTTCTAAGGAACTAGGGGACTACGGTTGATTACAAACCGTAATTGCTTATGAGAGTTACATCTTGAGTTTACATCTTTCGGAATGATTCTGAAACATAAGCAGATATTGGCAACGATATTCCAGCAAAGAATGCTGTAGCACAGTTGAATAGTGTATAACCTGATTCAGCATGTAGTGGTTCGAAACGACGGTTGACTCTATACGGAATGACCATTGTTTTAGAATAGGATTGGACTAGTGTGGAAAGCATACCGCGAGCGGACAAGAGCCACACTACAATGCTTGGTGCTTACAGAGTGACCGATCCTAGTGAGTTTGATGAATCAAAAGCATGCCTCAAATGCCATAAGATTCATTTACATAAAGTTTGAGAGACTTCCTTGAAGCAGAGGTTAATAAGAAGAACTAATTAGAAAAGTTCTAATATTTTACTCCTATTTGGTTCTCACTCTAGTTTCACTACCGGAATGGGAGAGAAACAAACTGCAAAACACTGAGAGTAGTTAACTAAGTTTGTTTAGTGGAATTATCTGAACGTCGTTATGTAGCTAAACGAACAATTTACTTAAAAATTATGTTTGTACCACTGGTCTCTTGTTGGCTATAGGTGTATTCAGAGGAAGCTATGGATAGTGAAATAATAAAAGAGAAAAGAGTAAGTGGAAATAATGTAAGATATGGAAAGTATCAGAGATTAAGTAAGTATGACTGTGACATGTTCCTTGCATTGAAGATATGTAGAAAATATAGCAAGAATAAATATTTCAAATCAATACTAGAATTTAGTGAGAAATCAAAGCTAAGTAAGAAGCAGATTGAAACTGTGTTTAAAATGATGGATGAGTTTAAAAAAAGATATAAAAAAAAACATAATATAAAATAATGTGATATAGCGTAGCGCACGACTTAAATAAAATAATTAATCAACTAAGGAGTAACTATGGAAAACAATAAACAATCTGAAATTGTAAATGAAATATTAAAAGATAATGTGTTCGTGTCATTAGATAGTGACTACTATGATAAAATAATGAATGGAGATAATGAAAGTCAAACGAAGGCAAGAGAAACTCTAGTAACTTATCTAGTTGATAAATATGTAAGACCATTACACAGAGGAACAGAAATAAGCATCGAGAACATTATACATACGTTTTTAACAGCATCTAGATTCATAGATACCTATAGCAAGGACACTGCAATACAAACTCTAGATGAAATTGCAAATTTGAAAAAAGAACTTGAGTTATCTGGCTACGTAGTAAAAAATAAGTAATCTATTAATAATAGAAATGAGGTTAATAATATGGGAAAATTTGAAATGCCACACGAGTTAGTAACATCACTACTCGGTGATCTTTATAAAGAAATAAGTCTATACGAAGCTACTAATGGAAAAAAACCATACGCTATTATGGTAGATCCAATAGTTTATGAGGAACTAAAAGATTATTTTAGTGATTCGGAAGTTCTACTATTTGCTAGTAAAAATTTAGACATCTTAGGTCAGTACGCTGTTGTTGCAAATCCTAATGATATTAGATTTATTATAAAAGTACCTGATCTAGATAATATTAATTAATTTGAATGAAAACATAGATAAATTTAAACAGGATTAATTTAAGGATATAAAATGGGTAAAGAAATTAAAATCGAGTGTGAGTTTACTGAAATGGTTTCAATATCTGATTTGATACCAAATGAGTTAAATACAAATAAACATCCAGACGATCAAATAGAAAGACTTGCTGAGCTTATCGAATATTATGGCGTAAGACATCCGATCATAGTTAGTAAAAGATCAGGAAAAATTGCTGCAGGTGAAGGTAGGTTTTATGCTGCGAAGAAATTAGGAATGACTCAGTTTCCTGTAGACTATCAAGACTTCAAAGATGAAGAAGAAGAAATAGCTTTTATAACCGCAGATAATTCTATTGCACTATGGGCGCATCTCGACTTTAGCAAAATAAATCAGCAGTTGGCTGATTTTTCACCCGACTTTAACTTAGACTTGTTAGGTATAAAAAACTTCTCAATCGACGGTGGAAAATTCATCGACGACATACAAGTTAACAACGAAATAAACGAATCATATAATTTTATAATCAAGTGTGATGATTTCGAGCAGCTAGACAAGATCAGAAAATTCTTTGGCTCAGACGGCTCAAAAATCAACTTCGATAAAGCGTATGAATGTATTAATAATTAGTACAGCACCAGAAGCGAAAGATAATTCGTCAAGCGTACATATTAGAAACGCAAAAGTTATTTGCAAAGCAAACTCTTATGATTTTGCTTCTAGAGCAGAAGACTTAAAGAAGAAAAACTATGATGTAATACTTTTTAGTTACGCATCGTTTTATTTCGACTTTGAGCCGTTCATGAAGTTTCTTGATACTCAGAAGCAAGCTAGAATCGGTTGGATAACGAACGAGTATAACTTGTCGCCGAACTCATGTTTTAAAAATCGTATTGAGTTTGTAATAAGTAACTTTAAATACGACATTGAAAAAAATCTCATGGTAAATCTCAACACTTTGATTTTCGATTACACAAATTTAGAGATACAAAAAAAATATGACATCTGCTATTACGGCACATTTCGCCCGAACAGAGAAAAATACTTTGTTAAATATCTACAACGTGGCTTTCATCTCTCTACATCAGCAAAGAACTTTAAAAAGTATAAGCAGATCGGCTGCAATCCAACTTACATTTCAAAGTTCACTTTCGAAGATCGCAAAGAGACTTTGAATCTGTATAAAAAGACACTCTATATCGAGGACGTCGAAACTCATACGCAATATAATCATTTGGCGAACAGGTTTTATGAGGCTCTCAAATGTAACGTACTTCCTGTCTTTGATCGCAGTTGTGAAAACACGATTAAACAGTCGAAATACTACATTCCTGAAGAGTTAATCATAGATTGCATAGAAGACACTAAGAAACAGTTCTCTAATGCGTTTAAAAGCGAATTTATAAAGCGCAATTCTGATCTAGCAATTCAAGATAAAACTAACGTTCTGACACGCATAGACAAATATCTCAAAGATCTAATATAGTTACAAGCTGCTTTATAGAGTTAAATAAGTTTCCATTACAAACAAGAACAACTCTGATCGATGGTGTAAAGCAAACAGAAGAAGCTTACGAGTCTGTTATAGTGCTTAAAAAGAAGTAGAGACATATAACAGTTATTAAGTCTCATAATAATCTCAATAAATTACTTGATAACTATATCGTTTTGCTATACTATATATATCAGAACAACAAAGGAGCATAGTATGAAGATAAAAATAGATGAGATAGAAACAATCTATTGCGCGTTACTTACGCAACTTGATGAATTGAAAAAAAATATAGTACGAGAAGAAGTAAAAGACGAGATTAAAAAAGTAAAAAAACTTATTAAAAAACTTGAAAAGATGGTGAGGTTATAAATATGAAAAGATGTAAACACGAAATAAAAGCAATTAAAGCATTAGATGTCCTGCTTAAAGGCAAGCAGACATCTGAAACTAATGAGGCATTAGTTAAAACAATGTTTTTAATGCTAGCTGATATTATCAATGGCATTGAAGGTAAAAACGCTGCAAAGAATTTACTTAAGGTGATAAAATGAAAATTAAATTTAGATGCGGACTATGCAATAAATTACAGCATAATAAAACGCTTACATTTTTTGAACTTAATAAACTATACAATGTAGGAACGTGTTTCTCATGCTTTAAAACCGTAAATCATTTTTTAATATTAAAGGAGTTTGCAAATGAAAAAATCAAAACTAAAAAAAGAAAAAAGAATAAAGATTCTACTAAGAATCGACGAGTCTCAAAATAATCTTATAGTAAAGGCAGCTAGTGAATCTGGGCTTACTGTGTCCGCTGTTATAAGAATCCTATTAAAGGCCGGTTTAGACGCATTTGGCGTTAAATAAAAACTTGCATTTTTAACGCAACAATTTTAAGCATTCACAACAAAGGAGCTCACATAAATGAAGAAAAACGCACTATGCACGCGGTCTACAAGTAGACCGTTTAAGAAATTCCAACGCGGAAATATATATAAAATCGAACGCATTAGAACCGATAAGAATGTTTATTATAAGGTATATGAGGACAAGAACAACAATCTTGAGTTTGATATAATTGAGCTTGATTCTTTTAAAGAGTATTTCCAAGCTACGGATAGAAAACTATGAGAATGAAAAAAGACACACACTACGTTACTGCCTACACGATTGATGGATTCATAATGCTCTACGCGTTTGAAAAAGAAAAAGATGCACTAAGTTTTATTCGCGACTCTTGGTTTGAGAATAACGTGATAGCGCATTTCAACACATACGAAGCTCACATGGCGCTAGTTGATTCAACTAAAAAAGAGGACAACATCCAATGAATGAAATAATAAATTGTTTTAAATTAGATACAGAAGAAAACAAAAACGACACGCATAGAGAGTTAATTGATTCGATCATACAAAAAGAGCGCGGGTACAGGTATCCAGATTACAATCGTTGCAACGCTACAGAGAGACTCGACAAGGCGCTAAAAGAGATCGAGGCAAGATCAAAGCGCATCAATATAAATTGCACGAAATGCGAATGGTTCTTTAGTAATTTTTTATTACTAGATGGCGAAACTCCGATGGCAAAATGTCCTAAATGTAAATCAGAAACGAAGGTAGAGTATTTATGAAATTATTTTTTTGGCTAACAATGGCGACAACATTTATTTGCGGCATCATAGGACTAGCGATGGCATTTGCATTGCTTCAATATGCGGTATTTAGGTTATGAAAACAATGGTAACAACGCTGCTAACATTAGTAGTACTCGGTCTGGTTGGAATGTTAATCGTTCTTATATATATAGGCATTGCAGACAAACCAAATAAAACAGAAGAGTTAAAGTCAAAATACTCTTTTAATAAATGCGAGAAATTAACAGACGGGTTCAAAGTTTTAGAGAGATGTGAAAATGATGAAGTGGTTTGTTATATTGTTTATCGTGGAATTTCATGTATTAAAAAGGAATTAAAATGACCAAACCTGAAATTGAAAAGTTGGCTCTCGAATATTTTCAAACAAGAATGATGTTTTCTACTGATCAAAAAGAATATCTTGAGTTTTTCAAAGCAGGATATTTAAAAGGCGTTGAGATTGAAAAGAAAAGGTGTTTGGAGATTGTAAACAAAGCAATAGATTTTTATTCATCTGTAAATGAAGCCTACGATATTAAAGAATTAATAGAGATAAAAATTAATGAAAATAAAAAACAAATCTAGCGAGGTGATTGATGCTAGCTTTTTGCACAACCTGCGGAGATATGATCACAGGAACGCACATTTGCTTAAGGAAATGTGACCAATGCAAGTCACTTATACAAGAGAACAAGAAACTAAATTGGATTTAAAATGAGCACAAAAACTAAGGAAGAAATTGCAAAAGAATTAATCGATAAATTATTATCTGATAATAAATTCCGATCCATGGTTGAAAACGACATAGGCATTGTTTTTAAGGTAGATGTAGACTGGGAAAATAATAATATAAATTTCTATGGTTCTGATGGGGCAAAGCAATTAAAAATAGACGCAACGCTTGCTGTATTGAAAGGCGAAATACAATGACCGATATAAAAATAAAGGAATTGCCTAACGATGAACTAGAACGAGCAGCATCAGACCTCATTGAAGGATTTAAGTCAAAGCTTAAAAGTGCATGTGAAGAAGTGATCGGCAAAGTTTACTGTGATTATCTTCCACACGTTGAATCAGACGCTTGGATGAACTATAGAAACCACATGAGAGACTCTATGCGAGGCGAATTGATCGCAGAGGCTCTTAGTACCAAGTACGGTCAATATTCTTTTGGATTCTTTGTGCGTAAGAAAATATTTGATGAACATAAAGAAGAACTAATATCAGCGATTAACCAAGATTTAAAAGATGAACTTGAAAGAGTTAAGAGAGAACTACATCAGTCGTATGAGAGGTATAGATGAACGAATATTTTGAAACAAGAAGGATTGTATATGGAGAAGGCGCAACATTTATTTGCGGCATCATAGGACTAGCGATGGCGTTCGCACTATTAAACTATTATGTATTTAGATTATGAAACTAAAAATAGGTGACAAAGTTCGAGTGTATGATTGTGGCAAAGTACATGATGCAACAGTTTTAAGATTAACAAACACAACTGTAGAATGTTGTAATTCACAAGCTATTTATACTTGGTATTCAATAAAGCAAGTACGAAAACTAAAACCTAAAAGGAAAAAAAGAACTTTTGCAATTTATATTTGTAGAGATAGTTATTTTCTTGCAATCGACACCGATCAAGTTTAAGAAAAAGAAGATGACGGTGGAAAATACTATCGTAGTCATAATTGTTTAGGATGGGTTAAATACGAAGAAAAGATTCTGGTAAAGGAAGTATTAAAATGAAACCGCTAGATAAAAAAGCAAAAGAACATGTTAATGATTTAACCCCACTACTAGATGTTAGTTTTATGGACAAAGAAGAATGCGTAAACTATCAGGCAGAATTATCTTACAAAGCAGGGTATCTTGAAGGCAGACAAGACGCATTGAGAGAGTGTGTTGATTTGATTGTAGAACATAAAAACTATCATGTTGATATGGTGGAAGATGGTTATAATAATTATGTAAATCTTATTGAGCTATGTGGTTCATTTATTGAAGAAATCCAAAACCTCATGCAGCAATTTAATAACAATGAAGGATAAATGAAATTAAAAAAGCAAATCTAAAAAAAGAAAGTATTAAAATGAGCACAAAAACAAAAGAAGAATCTGTTATAAATTGGTGGAATAGCAAGTCCGTAGACTATTGCAAGAAACATAAACATTCTACGGATGTTGAATTTTCTTTTAGAGATGGTTACGACGCAGGACAAGCCGCAGAGAGAAAGCGGTGCTTGGAAATAGCCAATAAAACAATAGAAAGATATTCAGATCCAAAAGAAGGACGCGGAGCGCTTTGGTATATGGCGCAAACTAAAGAACAAATAGAACGTGTTCTGGATGAACACTATGATTGTAAACTACATAATGATCGTCTTAAACAAGAAAACACAAAGTTAAAAGAACAGCTGAGAATTGCTACTACATTTTTAACAGAAATGAAATTCGGGCAACTAGGATTTATTAAACAACCCATAGAAGAAATAGCAAGCTATATATTACAAAAAATAACCGCACTAAACAAAGCAAAGAAAGAGGAATGAAATATGAACGAAAATGAATTTAAAAATTACTCTATAAGCGTGGAATACAAAATCGATGAATATATTCAAAAACGAGTGGGCTATGACTTCGATCTATTGGCAGTAGAGCTTAAAAAAGAATTTGATGAACACATAGCAAAACTCAATAAAACAATTAACGATCATAAAGAGTCTTATGAACAGCATCGAAAAAAGACCGAGAAAAACTGGAAGGAGCACTCTAACCAAGTTGAAAAGTATCTGGCTACATTAATTAAATTAGTTGAGAAACTAAAATGACTCTAACCCCACTATTAAAAGAACTAAAAGAGAAGGCTGAGAAAGCACTTGTCTCCGTCAGAAATAATAGATTTGACTATGATTATATAGAATTTCACAAAGCTGCTGATCCAGAAACCATCCTTTTACTAATTCAAGCTATTGAAGAGATGAAAGAGGTTTTATCAGAATATGCTGACGGTCAAGATTATAGCGGTTATGCAAAAGAAGTTTTAGAAAAGTATTTTGGTGAGAAATGAATTGGATTAAATATCCATCTTAATAAAGACGATGTAAATAAGTATTGAGTTAACAATCAAGGTATTATAAAAATTAAAAATGCACAGAGATACTAATAAAGAAAACTTAGATATCGCGCACTTAAGAAATCAATTCAATCTAGGTAAACTAATTAAAAAAACAAGACAGTGTCTTAACTGCGACGATGAGTTTATCTCACTATCAAAAAACAATAGACTATGCACTAAATGCAACGATATGATAAATCGGATGAATGCAGCCGATGTTCGTTAAGAAAAGACGAATCGTTGATCAGGAAATACTAGAACATTATAGAAATAGGCCATGCGATATATGTTGTAAGCGAGCGCCTTCAGATCCTAGTCACATTAAAACTGTACGCACCGGCGGTGACGACGCTCATTGGAATCTGACCTCAATGTGTAGAGAGTGCCACACAACATGGCATCAAATCGGAATAAGTAGTTTTTTCCTACGCCATCCACACTTCGAGATTTTATTGAAACAAAAGGGCTGGTCTTGGGACGGTAAGAGTCTTATCTATTCGAAAGTCGTTTAGATTTATAAATCACACTAGAGCCACAGCGTGCGCAACAGTCATCCTCAGTTACATCTACCTCAACACTCTTCGATGCGTTCCAACCAACACAAACCGATGAGTTACAAAACGCTCTCGTAATTAGTCTAGTGCGTCCAATGATTTGAGATAAATCAGGCGTATGATTAGAGATTCCTATGTCGCGTAATGTTTTATTTCCGTAATAGTTCCAGCTCATGTGGATGATGCTACAAAATCGCTAGTCACAAATCAATATGCTTTGATCACTGTAAACTAAAACAAAGCACAGCTATGGGTGGAATCTATGCTCTGTCGTGGCTCGGACGTACAGCAATCATTTTAGTGCGTGGATGATGAGTGAAAGGAGACGACACACAAGATGCAAATCAATCCATGACTAGCGCTCTTTGTCGTCATTCATTGGTTAGTCTAGGAGGAGAGTCACTAACAATAAATGACTGCGACTACCTACAGCATATTAATCGGATAGCGTGTAGATTTTCATTACTATAAATCCACTGCCACTAGAATATTCTTTCCTAGCCGTGAGTTCGCAGATCAGTGCGTCATCTTTCCAGATCACACCATTGCAGCCATCCTCTAGTGCTTTTATTAGATTAGATAGATCAGGCTTAACGTGCGGTAAACTACGCTTCTTTACACTACGCGGTCGCTCGCTAAAAAATATTATCTCAACCGATATCGGAACATCTATCGGTGCGTTCTTCCATAGCTCGCGAGCCATTAGATTGATCGTACTCTCGAACTCTTTTGTTTTCTTATTCTTTACAGCTCGCGCAAAACCGCCTCTGAAACTAAATGTTGCAGTCCTTTTTGGATACGGATTTATGTTAAAAACACACTCAAAAACGTAGTTCTTTATCAATTGTTGCTCATTTCTAGTCGTTAAACTGCATTTTGTGCCACTTTAAACCACATACACTAGACATTCTCTAAAAACTATATTCAAATTATTTATATCAAGCATTGCGTTGCACCATGTAGCGACGCGGCGAAAACTGGACGGCAAAGGAATGCTAAAAAGTTCTAAGATCGTTGCGGTTTGTCAAAGGTCAAACCCTTTGCTTGATTAAAGTTTAATAAAAAACTATCCGAAATAAAGGCGAAATGTCGAAATTTGGTAGAAAACCTATAAAAATAGATCCAGTTTTATTGGACACTATATTAAAATTCGGAGCAAATTGCTTAGAATGTGCAGACACATTTAATTGCTCTGAAGATACCATAGCAAGATATGTAAAAAGAAAATATAAAATGACATTTGCGGAATATTCCAACAAAAGAAAATCAACAGTACGATTAAAATTAAGGGAAAAACAAATACAAATGGCATTAAATGGGAACATAACTATGCTTATTTTTTTAGGCAAGAATATGTTAGGCCAGTCCGATCATTCTACTATTACTCAAACATCTAACGTAGTTCAATTAAAATATAACTTAATGGAAAAACCCGATGAACTTAGAAAACGAATCAAATTGGAGTCAGAGGCTAAGGAAAGCGAAAGCGCTGTCAAAACTGAAGGACACTCCGAACCTTGATGAGTTCGATCCAACGCTAATACCGTTTCAATATCAGGTTCTATATGACATCGAAAATGTTTATGATTATTCGAAAGATACGCATGAGCTTTTACTCTCTGGTTCATTAGGTTCTTCGAAATCATTACTACTCGCTCACATAGCTGTTAATCATTGCTTGAAATACAAAGGCGCACGCGTGTGCTTAGCAAGACGAGCGATGCCGGATATTAAAAGAACAATATATAATAAAATAAAAAGTCACATAGATGGATCACTAACAGAGGGCGCACATTACGAGATAAATCAAACCACAGCGATGATTCGTTTCAATAATGGCTCTGAAATAATCTCTTCCTCCTGGGCAGATCGACACGGCAAAAAAGCCCGTTCATTAGATTTATCAATGCTTATTGTTGAAGAATTAACAGAGAATGACGAAATAGATAAAGACGCTATAATGGAATTAAAAATGAGAGTAGGTAGAATTTCCTCTGTGCCTCAACGATTATGGATAAGTGCTACGAATCCAGATAGTCCAGCGCATTGGGCTTACAAATATTTTATCGAATCTAACGAACAAACTCGTCATGTTTACTATTCACTAACTTCAGAGAACCCATTCCTACCAGACGGATACTTAGAACAAACCATTAGAGACCTTGATCCTAAAATGGTCGAGCGCATGATCTATGGTAGATGGATCGAGATCGCAGGCGAGGTTATTTATTATCAATACGATAGGAATTTTAATTTCAGAAATTATGATTATGTAGTTAACAAAGCGTATCCATTAAGACTATGCTTTGACTTCAACATCGGTGACGGTAAGCCAATGTCATGTGCGCTCATGCAATACATCGACGATGTACTTCATTTCTACGATGAGTCTGTAATTCTCACAGCTAGAACAGAGCAAGTTTTAGAGGACATCGAGAACAGAGGACTACTAGACAAGAATCAAGAGATTATTATTCACGGCGACGCCGCAGGCTCACATCACGACACACGATCAAAATCATCGGACTATGAGATCATTAAGCAATTTTTGCAGGGTCGTGGTTATAGATTTAAAGTTGAAGTGCCGCCTGCTAATCCGCCGCTAAGACGTAGACATAATGTAATGAATGGCTATTTGTGTAACTCAGAGGGACTTCGCAGGTTATTCGTATACAGAAAATGTAAGACACTTGACGAGGGACTAAGGTTAGTTAAAATTAAACAAGGCGGAAGCTATATCGAGGATGAAAAGTTTTATCAGCACATCACTACCGCCGCAGGTTATGGCTTGGACTTTATAACTTTAAATAAACAAAAATCAAGGATGGTTCAATTCTAATGCTACAAAACGAAATCAAAGACGTGATAGAAGAGTCTAAAAAATATCAAAATACTTTTATTCATAATCAAGAATTGTTCGACATATACGAGGGCGATCTGCTTACTTACGTTTTAAAAGATTTAAAGGCAGCACTATCGCCTAACTCATATCTATCGATTCAATCTAGAGTGAGCCCTATAAACATTCTAAGACGAGTTGTTGATAAGTTATCAAAGATTTATTCTAAGCCTCCGATTAGAAATCTTTCAGTAAACACCGATAGAGATAAGGCAATATTTTCGATGTATGATAAATACATACAGCCAAACAATGCGTTTGGTATGGCTAATAGTTTATTTAATTTATTTAAGAATACGTTAGTTGAGCCGTATATTTATGAAGGTAAACCATACGTTAGAGTAATCCCATCGGATAGGTTCTTTGTTTATTCGAATAATCCAGTTGATCCGAACTGTCCAACGCATATCTTAAAATACATGGGCGAGATGAAAGTAAATGGCGAGACTACTAAAATCATTTACGCATACACAGACGATGAGTTTATGATCTGTAATGAAAAAGGCGAACCGATTCAACAATTAATGAATGAAATAAATAATCCTGATGGAGTGAACGTTTATGGAAAACTTCCATTTGTTTATATTAATCGCTCTCATCATCGCATTATTCCTACAATCGACACAGATACGCTAAAGATGTCGAAACTAATACCTGTGTTATTATCAGATTTAAATTTTGCAGTTATGATGCAATCATTTTCAGTGATCTACGGAATCGACGTAGACTTTGAGAATCTAGAGATGAGTCCTAACGCTTTCTGGTCTCTTAAATCAGACAAGGCAAGTGATAAGAATCCACAGCTAGGTACATTGAAACCTCAGGTCGATATCACGCAAGTGCTAGATTTTATTTCAGCTCAAATAACATTATGGATGCAGACTAAGAACATTAAAGCAGGCGCGATTGACACACTAACAGTACAAAACGCATCTAGTGGAATTGCAAAAGCAATCGATGAGATTGATACGGCAGAGGATAGAACAGAACAAACTAAATACTTTAAAAAAGCAGAAGAACAATTCTGGAATCTAATCATAAACTATATGCATCCGGTTTGGGTCACCGCTCCTGATTTCGAAATCAAAGCTTTGTTTTCACCTATGCAAGAAGTGTCTGTGCAATTTCCTGAACAGAAACCAATCGTTGATGAAACAGCGGTTATTGATAATGCAATTAAGAAATATCAAGGCGGGTTTATTAGTAAAGAACTAGCCGTTCAAGAAATGTATCCAGAGAAATCGAAAGAAGAAATCGACGATATAATGATGGAAGCATCTAATGAGCAAGAGGTTGTAGTCGAGAACAATTCAAACAACGGGGATGATAATGAACAGAGTATCCAATGAGCGAATTACGTTAGCGTTTATGCTAGGAATATTTGTCGGTATGTTCATCGGTAAGATCATGCTATGAGCATACGTTCTATTAAGAACATACAAAAGATAATTAAAATACCAGAGGGTTACACGTCATCCGAAAGACAAGCAATTGCAGCAGAAATAATTGATTACATTAAAAACACAACTAAAGATGGAGTGAGCCCAATTACAGGTAGAAACTACAAGGGCTATTCTAAAAAATATAAAGAATCATTAGATTTTAAAAATGCTAAGGACGGCACGGTTGATCTGCGATTATCAGGCGACATGGTCGCTAGTCTAGATATGCTTGATGAATCATTCGGAAAAATTAAAATAGGTTACGAAGAGTCAGACGTTAATGCAGGCAAGGCTGAAGGAAATCAAATCGGATCTTATGGTATGAAATCAGGCACTACAGGTAAGGCAAGGCCATTCATCGGGATCTCATCAACTGCACTAAAAGAAATACTAAAAAAATACCCATTAGATAATGAAGCACAAAGATTAGAACAAACGCAGAGAGTGACACTTGTATCAAATGCAACCGACATTACATCCGAAGGACTTGGTGGTTTGTTTGATTTCGAACTACCAGAAACAGAATGAAAGTAAAAGAGTTTGAAGAGAAACTAATCGCTTTATTAAATGAGTTAGCAGAAGAAAAGAACATGATGCTAATCGGCGAATACGCAAAAGAACTAATTAAGAAACGAACTAGACTAGGTTACGGCGTTGAGAAAACAGGTGATGATAAACAAAAACTTAAATCATTATCTAAGTCATACATTGATCAACGAAAAGGTAAGATTTCTTTTATCACAACAAAAGCTAAAAACATTATTCCAGTTAAACCATTATCGAGTCCAAAACTAAGCCCACATACATCTCCAACGAAATCAAATCTAACAAAAAGTGGAAGCATGCTTGACTCGATGTCAGTTACATCTTCAAATGGTAAGGTAAGAATTGCCCCGCAAGGTAGTCGATCGGATTCCAGATTTAGTAACGAAGAGATAGCGTCTTTAGTTACTAAACAAGGGAGACCATTCAACAATTTAGCTAAGGGCGATCTTAAGCAGCTAAGAGATTTTGTCTCGTCGTTGCTTAATACATTAAGTAGAAAATTATAAACGCAGTTGACTTTAACTAAAGATCGGAGAAAATATGTCGAATAGTGACTCAAACGCTTCCAGTGGAAGCGACAAGATGGCAGCCAGTGGCGCATCAGCCGAATCAACAAACACAGAAGAGAAAAAGAAGGATACGGTTGCGTATGATACGCACCTAAAACTTCTTGCTGAAAAGAAAAAAGTTGCACAAGACTTTGCAGAGGCGCAAGCCAAGCTAAAAGCCCTTGAGGAAAAAGAACTTAGGGACAAAGAGAACTACAAAGCACTTGTTGAACTTAGAGAAAAAGAACTGGCAGAAGAAAAGAATCGCCGTGCGAATCTTGAAGCTACAGTTAATAACTCTATAAAACTTGATTCTGTTCTTAAAAATCTCTCTGGTAAAGTTGATCAGAAGTTTTTCGGGATGTTTAATCTCGATAAAGTGCCGCTTGATCCGAACACTAACATGCCTGATCAATTGGCCGTAGAGAGATATGCTAGGGAGTTTGAAGAGACCTATCCAGAGTTGATTCAAAAACAAACTAACGTACAAATGCCGAACAACGCTGCAAAAGGCACAAACGCGAGAATCACTTTTGAAGAGTGGTTAAAACTACCACTTAAAGATCAAAAAGCACGACTGAAAGATGTCATGCAATCATAACTTGAAAGGATAAAACTATGAGTTCAACTTTATTAAGCGATGTAACAAATCAGGTAGAGAAATTCTGGTCTCCGCTATTTACGAAAGAATTGAGACAAACACTTCTTTTCGGATCACTTGTTAACAAGGACTACAGCGGCCAAATTAAAAATTTGGGCGATACCGTCTACGTTTCGCAAATCAATGCTCCATTAGGTGAATTGAGAACGGCTGGAACAGACGCAGAGTCTTTTAATTCAGAAACCATGTCAACTACACGCGTTGCTGTTCAAGCGAACAAGAGGGCGGTCGCTTCGTTCGAGATCGAGGATTTGGTACAATTACAATCTCAGCTAGGAGCTCAAGATTCTGAAATCAGAGCTAGCTTGATGTATGCTGTAGAAAAGCAAATCAATGATTATTTAAAAACATTGGTTGCTCCGTCTACATCTGCACCAGATCATTTGATTAACTCTGTAACTGATCTAAACGCAGCTCAATTATCTGCTGTTAGACTTTTAGCTGCACAAGCTAAATGGGCTAAAGAAAAAGGCTGGTATGGATTAATAGATCCTTCATACTACTCTGATATTTTGAACGCATCGACTTTGACAAGCTCTGACTACACAGGCGGTGACGCTCCACTAGTTGCAGGTCAAGTTGCTAACAAGCGTTTCGGATTCAATCTATTTGAAGATAATTCTTTAAATACAGATCGCGCATTATTCTTCCATCCAGACTTCATGCACATGGTTATGCAGCAAGAAGCACGATTTAAGATCAGCGACATGCACTCAAGCGGAAAATTCATGTACAAGATCTCCGTGGATATCGTATTTGGTGCTGCACTTGGAATTTCAGGGGCAAACAAGCACATTGTTGTGTCAAGCCACGCATCTAGTGACGATCTATAATAATTAAATTGTAATCGGAGAGTTTAATTATGTTTGAAAATATTAATAACCTTGGAAACAGTTTAAACTACTTCGTAGGAAACTCGCCCGAGGAAATATTAGAACAAGTAAAACAGATTAAACTCCCGATGCAAGTAATATCAATGTACTCAGTAGGCGCGAAACATTATATATGGTTCGTTACTACGGCAAAAATAATTAAAACAACTACTAACAAAGGAAAATAAAATGGCTTCAATTGCAAAAACACACGGAACTATAAAATTACCAGACGAAGGCTTAGAAATTGTAAAATGTATTTATGATTTCTCAGTAGACGGCGGAGCAACCGGCGCTCTTACTATGTTCACAGCAGGTCAGGACATGGTCGTTCATAAATGTATTATGAAAGTACAAACCGCTTGTACATCCGGCGGATCTGCTACTGTAGCAGTTTGTAGCGACGGAGCAGGCGCAGAGTATTGTGCTGCAACCGCTGTTGCCTCACTTACAGCAAATGCAATCATCGGCGGAGTTCCTAGCACAGGCGGCGTAAGACTTGCCTCTGGATCTACTTGCGACATTTTGATTGAAACTGCTGCACTTACCGCTGGTAAGATTGAAGTAGAATTATTCTTATCAAAATTCTAATTAGATTTTTCTCCGATTTTCTAATTAGATTAATGCTCAAGGCGGTTGGTTAATATTTGAAACGCCTTTAAATTTACTGACCGCTTTGAGAAAAAAGGGATTATGCAATGACATTAAGCCCAAACATAAATAACTTAGAAGCTGATAAATTCGAAGAGACCGTCGATGGTAAAACAGCGGTTCGAATAATTGGAACAAATGATTGGTTAAACGGAGAAGTAGGAAATAAAATAGTAATTACATATCCTAGTGGAACTACGGAAGTATACACATTTAAAAACGGAGCAACAACTTATAAAGAATATACACTTACATACTCAAGCGCTAGCAAAACAGAACTAACACTTGTAGAGAGGACTGCATAAATGGCTTTTAAATTTAATCCGTTTACTGGCACTCTAGACGTAACAGACACTTTTAATCCTGACACAATATTAACATATTTATTTGAAGTTCTAATGGATCAATACGGAAATGTATTGATAGGTGCTTAATGGCTCAACATATTTATTCATCAACATCAGATCCATCTAGTGCACCGGCAGCGATAGGACATCACTGGGTAAATACATCAAGTGGTGATACTTGGATTGCAACCGGCACGTCATCGGCCGCTGACTGGAAAAAAGTAAACAATGCAGCAGGATCAGGGATCACAACACTAAACACGCTTACAGCAGATCCACAAACATTCGCAACAGGAACATCCGGTTCTGATTTCAATATCTCATCGGCTACAGCAACGCATACTTTCAACATTCCAACGGCTAGCGGATCAAATAGAGGTCTACTATCTACAGCAGATTGGACTACGTTTAACGGTAAACTATCAACTGCGCTTACAGATAATTATGTATTTATCGGTAACGCATCAAACGTTGCAACTGGAGTTGCGATCACTGGAGATGTAACTGTATCAAATACCGGCGTCACTGCAATCGGTAGCGGCGTAATAGTAAACGCTGATATTAATGCAAGTGCTGCGATTGATGCTTCGAAGATAGCCGATGGGAGCGTAAGCAACACAGAATTTCAATATATAAATTCACTTACATCAAATGCTCAAACTCAAATAAGTGCTAAAGCAGCTTCTTCAATTACAATTTCAACAACCGCACCTCTTACAGGCGGCGGTGATTTAACTTCAAATAGAACAATTGCAATACCTGCTGCAACCTCTGGTGCAAATGGATATTTAACTTCAACCGATTGGACAACATTTAATAATAAACAAGATGCAGGAAATTATATTGATGGATTATCTGGAGATGTTACGGCAAGTGGCCCTGGAACTGTTGCAGCTACAATTGGAGCTAATAAAGTAACAAATGCTAAATTTAGACAATCATCCGGCGTGTCTATAGTAGGTAGATCCGCTAACTCAACAGGTGACGTTGCTGACATTACTGCTTCATCAAACGGACAATTTCTTGCGCGCGCATCGAATGCTTTGTCATTCGTTACGCCTGCATCAACTGATATTTCTGATTTCACAGAAGCAACACAAGACGCTGTAGGCGCTATGATATCAAGTTCTGATTTTCAATACACAGATTCAACGCCATTACTATCTGCTAAGAAAACTGTAGAAATAAAAGTTTTAGATGACTCAACAACTTTAACTACTGGTGATGGAAAATATGTATGGGTCGTTCCATCTCAATTTAATAACAGATTAATTATCGGAGTGTTCGCAACAATTACAACTGTATCAAGCTCAGGAACACCAACAATTCAAATAAGAAATATTACCGACTCTGTTGACGTCTTGAGTACAGCAATTACAATCGATGTAAGTGAATATACTTCTGACACAGCAGCAACACCGGCTGTTATAAATACATCAAACGACGATCTAACAACTGGAGATCGAATCGCTATTGATGTCGATGTCGCTGGTACTGGTGCAAAAGGTTTATCTGTTGGGATTATTATAGGAGTTTAAAAAATGGCTTTAGAAATTAAATGGATGCCAATGGTTTGCGAGTGCGTAATAATGCAAGATAGACACGATCCAGATAATTTATATTCTTTTCAATCTAAGTGCGCAATTCATTCAAATTTAAGTGACTCAGAAGCAAGAGCGTCAATCATACAAATGTGTATTGATGAACAGGAACAAAATGAGCAGCAGTAAAATATGGTTTTATCAAAATGGAGGAGGATCTGGAAGTAATGACGTTTATTATCCGTTTTCTCAATCTATTGTAACCACATCAACTACAGAATCAAATCAATCATTTACAATGAGAGCGTCTGGCACAATATCAAATCTACGCGCTCACGTTACAGCAAACACAACAGCGGTTTCCACTAGCTGCACATTAAGAATAAATGCTTCAAACGGTAACATGACATTTACAGTGTCGGCAGGCACTACAGGAATTTTTCAAGATACTACGAATACTGACACCATTAGTTCGGGTGACGCAGTTACAATATTTTTTGATAGAGCTTCTTCTATATCGATACAATCAATAGGTGCGCTATTTACGCCAGACGGAAGTAATATCGTCCGCGTTTCTTCAAATGGCTACTCTAGTTTTGGTACAAACGGAGCAACTAGATATCTTGGATTTTGTGGTGATTCAACACTTTCTGCAACAGAAAACGAAGATAGACAAATGCCAATAAGAACAGACGCAACGATAAAGAATTTTTTTGCAAGAATAAGTGCAAACACAAGATCAAACGCTACAACATTAAGAGTTAGAAATAATGCATCGAACGGAAACTCAACAATATCTGTAGGTTCTTCATCAACAGGATATTTCGAGGACACATCAAATACTGATTCAGTAGTTCAAGGTGACTATGTATGCTATTCTTTAGAAATAGCTGGTTCAGGATCTGGAGCGCTAACCGTTTCACATATTGGATGCGATCTAGAATTTCCATCGAGTACCGTTCAATATTTTAACGCTACATTATCAGGTAGTGCAAATTCAGCAACATCTTCTAGATGGGTTTGTCCTGTTGGTTCGATTGTTATGAACGGATCTAGAACGTACGCGAACATGCCTTTTCAAGGAAGTGGAAAAATAAAACAGTTTTTCGGAAGGGTTTCTAGTAATGCATCTACTGCAACACTTAACGCTTATGTTGAAGTGGGTACAGTAGATAGTTCTGTAACATTTAGTGTACCAGCCACAACAACAGGAAGTTTCTCAGATACAACTAATGAAGCTACTTTTACAGACGGTCAAAATGTAAATATCAGAACAATTAAATCAAATTCAGGAGCAACAACTTTTATATGGTTTACTTACTTAGTTCAATTTGACTCAACATTTACTCCAAAAGTTTTATATTACTAGAGGAAATTATGAATTTATACATAAACCAAACGGTAAACATAGAACCAGAAAACGAGCGCGGAACTACTTGGACGGTAGAACCAAGTTATCATCTTTCAAATGAAGCGCTTGGAAGTACTGTTAAATATGGTTCTTACGGAATTACTTTTACTCCATCAGGAACGGAAGGATTTCTACAAATCACTATGGAAGGTCAACTAGACGGAAACAATGTTACGGCTGTTTACGACATAACAATTATTCACACAGACAAATCAGCAGTTAAACTAAAGAAGGTTACATAAATGCTTCTAACGAATAGAATTATCTGGTCAGATAACGGAACAAATATCGACATATCAAACGAGATGGCATCGAGTGCAGCGTCTACAAAGGTTTTGCCAATAGTAGCGGCACAGGATTACATTTATCTAGGCTCTGAACTTCCATTCAATCATAGATACATTTCTGTAAGTGTGGCGAATGATCAAGCAAGTGCGATCAGTGCTGTTGATTTATGGAACGGTTCAACTTGGGAAGCTGCACTTGACGTACAGGATTTCACTCAAGGCACTGCCGGAAAAACATTATCTCAATCAGGTCACATAATGTGGACACCTGATCCAACGAAATCATGGATGAAAGATAATACAAATCATGCAGGCCACACGATAACAGGATTATCAGGCGCATCGATATTTAATTTATATTGGGTTCGACTTACATTTAGCGCTGATCTAAAAGCAACAACCGCACTACAATATATAGGTCACAAATTCGCAGACGATAATGATTTGAGATTAGTTTATCCTGATTTAATTAGAACCGCTGTGTACACTCAATTTGCTGTAGGTAAAACATCTTGGGAAGAACAGCACATCATGGCAGCAGAAACAATCATTCGCGATCTTAAACAAAAAGGAATCATTAAATCTGGAAACCAAGTTCTAGACTGGAGACTATTCACAGACGCATCTATTCATAAACTAGCCGAGATTATTTATAATTCATTCGGACAAGATTACAGAGATTTAAAACAAGATGCTGCGCAATATTATCAAAAAGCATTATCAATGGTTTTTACTAATACAGATCAGAATAAAAATGCAAGGCTAGATGAAGAAGAACAAGTTATAGGAACAGGATACCTTAGACGATGAGTACAATATCAAGCGCATTTGATTTATTAAAAACAGCAGTAACAACGGCACTTCCTAATCATACACTATTAGTAAATCCGTATAGCGTTGAAGAGAATCCAGACGTTTATTTAAATCAAGGCGTAGGAATAGGATTCGGCACAGGTCTAAACACGAATAGAGAAATATGTCCTAAACTATATGTTCGCAGAGCTTTCTTCATTGTGATAACTAGAAATTATTTCGCTACCGATCTAAATAGGTCAGATAAAGAATCAACAGAGAAACAATTATTTGAGGATGAGCTTCTTGTATTGCAAGAACTACTTGCCGATGTTTTAGCTACGCTTGATCAGGCCGTTGCAAAAACTAAATTCCTCGGTGACAATGGAATTGAAACAGTTTTCGGAGAAAAAGACAACTTTCTAAAGGTGATAATGCAGTTTGAATTTGAATACTACGAAACGATTAACTAAGGGAGAATCAAAATGTCTGTTGAATTAACACGAAAAACTGTTGGCGCTATTATAGCAGAATCAACCGTCGGCACTCCAGTCATTCCAAGCAGTGCGACTGATTTCATCGAACTACAAGATGGAGCATTTGAACTAACACCAGAATTTGAGGTTTTAGAAAATGCAGAATTAAGGGCGTCGATTGGGTCTGCGAAACCAATTATTGGCCTAGAGAATCCAACCGGCTCGATGTCACATTATTTAAGACATAGCGGCGTTGAAGGTACTGCACCGAACTATTCTGAATTAATTGAAACAGCGTTTGGAGCTAAGGTAGTAAATGCTACTCAATACGACACAATCTCTGGATCTACAGCGGGCACTTCAACTGCACGCGCAGTAATTAAAGTAGATACCGGCGAGGGTGCAGCACATCAACGCGGACAAGCTTTATTAATTAAAGACGCAACAAATGGTTATGCGATAAGAAATGTATATTCAGTTTCATCAGACGATTTAAGCTTAGGATTTAATCTAGCAAATGCGCCTGCGGTTAGTACGAATTTAGGAAAATGCATTCAATACAAACCTGCTGATTCATTTCCATCATTTACTTGGTGGTTATACAGAGCAAATGGTAACTCAACAGAAATGATGAGCGGTGTACGCGTATCTGAAATGTCTATTGATGTAACCGCAGGTGAGTTCATAAACACTAGCTTTTCATTAGAAGGATCTTATTATTATTTCGATCCAATTAATATCACAGCTACAGATACTAAGCTTGATTTTCTAGACGATGCTACAACTAGAGTTGCAACTGTTACTGCGCAAGTATACAGAGATCCTCATCAATTAGCAGACGCGATTGCTACAAGTATGAACGCGCTTGGTTCGTCTAATACATTCACCTGCACTTATTCTAACACAACAGGTAAGTTCACGATCACATCAAGCGGCACAACGCTAACACTTAAATGGTCATCTGGAGCGAATACTGCGAACACGATTGGAGATAAGATCGGGTTCAATACTGGTTCGGACGATTCAGCAGCACTAACTTACACGTCTGATAATGCTCAAAGCTTTGTTGCTCCATACACACCTAGCTTTGATTCATCATCACCACTTGTCGCTAAGGACAACGAAGTAATGATAGGTGCATATTCTAACTACGCATGTTTTTGCGTTCAGAATATGACGTTTACATTATCAAATGAAATTCAACCAGTTCCATGCGTATGCTCTGAATCTGGTATTTCTGAAAAAGTTCCAACAGGCCGTGTTGTTACTGTTGAAATGACTGCGATACTAGAAAAATATGATGCACAGAAGTTCAAAGACTTTAGAGAGGGAAACACAATCTCTTTTGCTTACAACTTCGGCACACAAACCGGCGGTAACTGGACGGCCGGAAAATGTGGAAACATATACATTCCAGACGCTACCATTACAGCGTTTCAGGTTACAGATTCAGACGGAATCGTTGCACTATCAATGACGATACAAGCGTTTGTTGATTCAAATGGTAACGGCGAAGTTTATTTAAATTTTGTTTAATAGTTAGAAAATCGGAGAAATAAAAATGAAAGAAGTGGAATACATACCTCAGTCGTGTCGTAAGGCGGATTCAATAATAGAAGGTAGCGTAAAATTACGAATACCAACAACTATTGAAACATACGAATACATGGCTGAGGTAGGATTTGTAGTAAACGAAAAAGGTGAGGTTGATAATAGCGTCAGTGCTAGCAATCTTAGATCGATTGGTAAAATGATCACGTTATCTAAGCCTCATTATATTGCAGTGAATATGAAGTACAGAGATGGAAGTTCGGAGTTTAAATCTTTTGATGACTTATCAACGGACGCGAACTGCGACGACATCTTGATTGAAATTGCTGGTCTAATGATGAATGGTTTTAGACCAACAAAAAACTAATATCCCTTATTCGGCGTCAAGTAGCGTGGTCTTATAAGGGAGTGCAGTTGACAAACGCTGCGAGTAGCATTGTGTACGAGTACACATCAAAGATGAGTTTACGAAAACTCGGATATGTATTCGACGCAAGAGAACTAGATGTATTTACTTCCGAGTGCTTCTTGATAATTGCTAGCGAGATTAGCAATCTAGAGGCTAAGGAAATAAAGGCGAGTCGAAAGGGACGCTGACTAGCATGGCAAACGAAATACCATTAGATATATTAGTCCGATTAGATAAGTCTATAAATGATATTCAAAAGTTTAGAGAAAAAACAGAATCATCTTTAAAATCAATCCAGAAATCAGCAGAGGCAATATCGTTTGTAGAAGTAGGTCGTGCTGCTATATCAGCAGGGCAAAAGATCGTTGCTGCGCTAGAGGATGTGATCAAAGCATCGCTTGAATCTGAGAAAGCGATCAAGCAATTAGAGGCATCGCTAAGAGTTACTGGATCAGCTACACAGGAAAACGTAGCTAGGTTTACTGCGCTTGCTAGCGAGATAGAAACGCTTACTGGAATAAGTGATGAGGCTGTATTAGGACAAATTGCGTATGTAAAAGCGTTAGGTGCTACAAATAACCAAACTGAAAAGATTATAAGAACTGCTACAGAATTAAGTGCAGCCCTTGGGGGGGATCTAGCTAGCCGCACGCAGGAACTAGCAAATACATTTTCAGGCGTAATACCGAAAGCACTCGGTAAGGCGATACCAGAATTATTAAAATTATCACAGGCGCAACTACAATCTGGAGCTGCTGTAGATATCATAGCGCACAAGTATAACGGATTTGCAAAAGAACTATCAGGATCGTCTAGCGTACAGGTTGAATTACTAGCACAGAGATTCGGTAATTTAAAAGAAGCCATTGGCGATAATATCACGCAAAGCTCTTTATTTAAAAACTCTTTGCAATTCCTAAACGACTCACTTTTAAAACTTACAGAAGGTGCGAAGAATATAAGCCTAAAATCTACTGTACAAGAAGTAGTTCCACTGCTGGCTAATGCTTCTGCTATTGTTTACAAAACAAACTCATACGCGCTAGATGCTGTGAAGTCATTTTTCGGATGGAAGAAGCCTTTAAAAGAATCAGAAGAGACATTATATAACCACGGTAAGATTTTAAAAGACACCGCAGGTACTGTTGCAAAGGTTACTGCTGAGACTGAAAAAGGCGGGCTTGGTACTAATGCGATAAAGACAAATATAGATGAAATGGCTTCTAAGGCAAAGGCATTGCACGAGCAATTAAAAGACGTAGGACTTTCTCCAAAGGAAGCTCTTGTTAGAGAGCGAAATGAAAGATTTAAAATCATAGATGACGCCGTTTCTCACGGAATAATATCAGAAAAAGCCGCTGTAATTGAAAGACTAAAAATAGAAAAAGATTTTAGAGAGAAATCACTACAGCTAAGAGTAAAGGAGACAAAGGATTTTCTAGCTCTAAATCTATTTGATGAAAAGGGTAAAATTCAACTACCTGATTCAAGTATTCAGGGAGTTGCATTAGGAGTTGGCGTTGCATCACAGGCAGCAAAAGGCGTTGAAGGCGCTAGAGGAATTTTAAAGACTGGAGCTACCGTTGGAGGAACTGCTTTATTTGGACCTGAAGCTGGACAGGTAATAGGTCAGATTACTGAGTTACTGTCTCAATCTCCAGAGCAATTAAAAGCATCTTTGGAATCATTCTTTCAAGCAATTCCTGTTCTGATAGAAAACATTATAGAAAATATTCCACTAATCATGCAGACATTTGCAGAGCAGACTCCAATTATTATTGATAAAATTATTTCTGATCTGCCTAGAATTTTACAGGCACAGATAGAAAATGTTCCTAAATTGTTTGCAGCAATGGCAGCAGAGGCTCCTAAAATAGCTATATCACTGGCTAATAAAATGCCGGAAGTTGCGGTTGAGTTTGCGGTAAATCTTATAAAATCTATTCCATCTATCGTTAAAGAGTTTGTAAACCAGATAAAAGGACAGCTTGGCGGATTGCTTGGAAGTAGCGAAGGTGGCGGGAATGGATTGATAGGAGGCGCTAAGGCATTCCTTACAGGCGGTCTTAGTAAAGTATTTAAATTCGCAGACGGCGGAATAGTGCCTAGTGGATTTCCAAACGACTCTGCTCCTGCGCTATTAACTTCGGGCGAGATTGTTTTAAATAAAGACGGCGTTGATAACATGATTTCAGCGTTTAATTCGTTAGCAAATAGACGCCCAACGGAATCAAATGGATCTCAAAACATATCAATTAATTTACAGGTAGGCGAAAAGCAATTGGCCGACGTTCTACTACAACTAAATAGAAATGGATTTCGAACCGTATGAGCTGCGTGAAAATATGTTGGAATAATTTTGCTAATCCAGACGTATATGCAAACGTATATAAATCAAGTGAGGACGCAAATTTTCCACTAAGCAATGCGATGGCAAAGATTAGACGATCAAAAGTATGGAGATCGGAAGGATACTATGAGGTTACGTCATCTAATAATCAAATTGTATTTCGTGACGATACATCTACTAACATTACTGCTAGCATTGCTGTTGGCGAGTATACTGATTCGACAAGTTTTATGGCAGCCGTTGACACAGCTCTTGAAGCTGTAGGCGCTTCTAACTACACAGTTACTCAAAATGCAAATTATAAATTTGTAATCGCATCTAACTTATCAGGCGGCGCTACAGCGTTTCAATTACGCTGCACACACGCATCGTTTACAGCGGCATCGCTTCTTGGTTTTAGTACTGCTACAGATTTAACAGGAGCTTCATCATACACAGCAGACTATCTAAGAATAAATTCAAGCGAATGGATTACGTTTGATCTAGGCGTACCAGATAGCCCAACGGATTTTATAATGATAGGAAATCGTAACACTGGAATTAAACTATCACCAAGTGGCACGTTTAAGTTACAAGGAAACTCTACAAATAATTGGAGCGTGACGCCTGAATACGAAACTACATTAACGTATGATGACGAGTGTATTATTGAAACCTCAGACGATGGCCTTCATACATCTAACTTAAGATATTGGCGCATTTTATTTAATGATCAAAATCCAAACGGATATGTAGAAATCGGATCAATCTTTCTAGGTGATTCTTATGTACCTACTCGTGGTGCAGTTGTTTTTCCTTTTAGCTCTTCATTGGAAGATTTATCGGTCACTATTAAATCAGAAGGCGGCCAAACGTTTTCTGAAATGCAACAAAAGACGCAAAATTTCGAAATCAAATGGAACGCGCTCACAAAATCAGAGTTAGAAATGATGCTAGAAATATGGGAGCAATACGGAACATCACATCCATTTTTTATGATATTTGACGGAGAAAATGCGTTTTCTACAAGTGAAAGTAGACTTACTAAATATGTAAAATTCGATGGATCGCCAAGTTATGAGTTAGTATCTCCGAATAATTATTCATTTAGCATGACATTTAAAGAGGAACTATAATTTATGTGGAAAGCATACGGCGAATGGTTAGCAACTTCTGACATGACAGCGACTAGAGTTTATCAAAAAGCTACGCCTAGCGTTAACATGGAACTAACCGGATGCCGCACGCAAATAATAATTTATAATAATCCATCGTTTACTTCTTTAAACATGAAAATATATTCTAATAGAAGTGGCGCGCCTGCTGGTTTAATTTCAACGTCTACAAACGCACCATTAAAAGCAGAAATTCACACACTATCGCACGCATTAAAAGAAATTTATTTTGATTTCTCTGATGTTGTTTTTAAAGCAGACGAAACATACCATTTTGTACTGAATGCAACTGGATATACAGGCACAACGTCGTCCCATATCGCATGGAAACACTCGTATCCAGATCCCGCCTATCAGACAAACGTTGACATGAGTGTCGAGGGTGCTTATGTGTCTCCGTTTGACCTAACTTTATTTGGAAGGATATTGTGACTTATTCGACCTTACTACAAAGCGAAAAAGCTATTAAAGAAGGTTATCTTGCTGTTCTTATACCTCGTCGTCGTGTTACTAACTGGGCTGTCTATTCTGGTTTCGTTTATAGCACTTCGTATGACCTTGGAGATATAGAAAAGATTGAAGAGAACGGAGTTGAACTAGTAGAGGCGTTTAATACAACACTTACAGCGGGTCAATATTATCACGACACAACTAACGATGTTTTATATTTAAGAACATTACAATCAGCAGATCCAGACACCGTGCAAATTGGCGTGCATTATAAAATATATGTTGCAACAACAGACGCATATTTTTATTCAGATCCACTCGATGACACAACTAGCACGGTATACTACGAGCCTTTAATAAAGGATTCGCCAGATATTAAAAGCACAACCTCTGACTCATTATTCGGATCACTACCGGTGCAGACATCAAACATAAAACTAATAAACGCAGAACATTTATTTGAGCGACATATTTACGAATCATCGTTTCACAAAGCAATCATAAAAGTTTATCATTGGGTTGATGAAATACTCGTGGATAATTTATCACTAATCTACAATGGTCTAATGAATGACATCTCATACGACACAAGCGAGATACAAATAAAATGCGTTGATAGAGTTGATCAATTTAGTGAAGAGTATAGAAATCCAGACACATCGTTTTTTGCAATAAGTGATTTTGCTAATCTAGAGCCAAACATGGTTGGAAAGCCAATACGTTATGTGTATGGATTAGTAAAAGGTTTCGTTCCTGTAAACGTAGACTATGTTTCTGAAAATCAAACAACGTCCGACAACCGCGACTATGTAGTAATGGCAGAGCAAACTGGCGTTGGCGAGTTATCAAGACCAGTAGCCGCGTCACCGGCATCCACAACCACTAGAACCTATCTGACATTTTCGGAAGGATTCAATATCGGTGACACGGTTTGGTTTGATAGATCGGTAGGCACAGACGAGTATCGTGAAATTACAAATATAAATTATCTATCTGGCTACATAGAACACGACGCTCTTACTCACGGAGCGATGACAAGTGCTGACTCAGTAAAACGAGGCTTTGTTTCTAGAATAGAAATCATTCAAGATAATATCACTTATCTTTGTTACTATAATCGTGATTACACTTGCTCAAATGCAATGGCTGCAGACACTTCTGGATTTTCTTTTTCAACATCGCTTGAGGCTAATATTGTACTACCTAGAACATTATCTCCAAACGATAAAATACTATGTACTGTTTATGGTCGCGTAAATGATTTAACTGCAAACGCTATAACTTTCGGTGCAAACGATACTGAATTATTAATAATTACAAATCCAATAATGGTTTTATATGACATCTTGAAAAGTAGAATCGGAATACCAGAGAGTGAAATAAATCTAACGGATTTTGCAACGGTTAGAACAGCAACGGCAACGGAAGCGATTGGATTATCAATACCAAAAAATAAATCTAGTAATTTTCCAAAATATAAAGATATTATACTAGACATCTTACAGACATCACTACTTAGAATATTTATAGATAATAATCAAAAGTGGACTGTAGCGCAGTTCGCACCACTTGGCACAGTAGATAAAGAAATTGAATCCGATGATATATTTATGAGTACATTTTCTTATGACTTTAATTATGGCGAAATCGTTTCTGATATTATAATTCAATACAATAGGCGCGAAGCTGACTCGGTTACTGGTAACGAAGCATTCAATAACTCTACATTCTCAAGCGATTATGCTAAATATATTCACAAGGTAGACAAGCAGAAAACTTTGAATAGCTTACATTTTAGATCCGATGACGCCGACGTTCTAGCGGAGCGTTTATCGTATGCTCTATGCGATAGAATAGGAACTATTACATTTACAACAAATAGGAAATTCTTTGACACGAAATTAAATGATGTCGTGACTATTGGCAGAGAGAAATTGCCGAATTATGCTTATGTGGAAGGTACTACTAGAACCGTTGACGGTTCGATTGTAGACATTTCCAAGTCACTGGGTAAAGTAACTGTAAGGATAGAGGATCAAAAAGGCGTTCAAGATAACGAAGGGAACTGGTAACTACTATGTCTATACGAGAATATCAATTTATTACAGGAATAGAAACATCAACTTCGCCCGATCCAGCGACACCAAGCGCGGACGCGGATACTATCACGAAGGGATTTGCAGACGACACTTACGCTCAATTCACTTCTTGGGGCACTAAGCAGACATCGAATGCAAATATAAAGGCAATCGCTGTTGCAGATCGATCAGACGGTCAGATTGTTTTCAATACTGCAACGGACGCTATGTATAGATTCAATTCAGGTTCGAGTGCCGCCGATGACGGTGATTTAGTTTTACAACCAAACACTGGATCTGGTCGATGGATTAAGATCACTTCTGGAGGTGGCTCTAGTTCAGGTGACTCTCTAGTTTACTCGCTTGAAGTTCTATCAAGTGGAATTACAGCAGGCGAAGCACTAAGCGCAAGCGATGCAGTTTGTTTAGCTGTTCATAATGGAACTGGTTCAAATGTTTATCGCGTGTTCAAAGCAGACGCAGACAACGGAGCAAGACGAGGATTTATTGGATTTGCGAAATCTGCTGTTACAGTTACGCCACAAATTACAACTTATACAATAAGTGCTGCATACGTTACAGGTAATACTATTCCATTTTCCGTTAACGGTAGGGATTATTCTGTTTCATACGCATCTAGTTCAGACGCTACATTGCAGGCACTAGCTACAGCAATCGAGGCCGATCCTGATATTTTAACCGCAACAGTTACCGTTGAAGGCGGAAATCAGACTGGCACAGATGATCGTGTAATTACGATTACTTCTGTAGGCGGACTAAGTTTAAATATTTCTGGTACTACGATTACAGGCGGAGCTTCGCAGCCAACGGTTACGATGAACACATCTCAATCAGCTAGTGGCGGAGCTGTAGACATACACAACGATGGACAACTAGGAAATTTCACGTCTCTATCTGTAGGTTATCCATATTATTTATCAGATACAGCAGGCGGTGTTACGGCATCGCCAACATCTGATAATCCGATCTATGTTGGTACTGCGACGCTCTCGACTGTTATGTTTTGCAAACAACCAGAAATAAACATTGCAAGTGGTAACGGTCAATTCTTACACGCCGGTGGTTATAATGGATCTTCTGCGCTAAATGTAATTGAAAGTTTTTATATCGCGCAAACTTCAAACGCAGTTGATTTCGGTGACTTGTCAGCAACAACCCAAATACCTGCCGGAATAGGCGGAAATGTTCGAGCAATATTTTCAGGCGGTTACTCTGGAGGATATTTATCTACGCTACAATATTGGGCTTTCAATAATGCTCATAATACGACATCTTTTGGATCTTTATCAGTAGCAAGAAGCGAAGGCACTGGATCAGGAAATTCAACTAGAGGACTTACGAGCGGCGGTTACACTGGTTCGGTTTCAAATGTAATCGATTATATTGTAATAAATACGGTTGGAAGTGCCGTTGATTTTGGAGACCTAACGAGCGCTCGTCGTGGATGTTCTTCAACAAATAGTACTACGAGAACAGTCGTAGGCGGTGGTTCAACTGGATCTTATGTCACAACAATGGACTATGTTGAAATCGGTACTACCGGAAACGCAACTTCATTCGGATCTCTTACCGTAGCTAGAGGCGATGGCGGCGGAGCTTCGAGTGCAACGCGCGGACTATTTATGGGAGGACAAGCGGCGTCCACTAAAAACGAAATCGATTATATAACTTTCGTAACCATTGCTTCTGCGAGCGACTTCGGAGACCTTACGTCAAGCAGAACAACAACCGCAGGTTCAACGCTAGTTAGAGCGTGTGCAGCAGGTGGATTCAATGGATCGTCAAGAGTAGCAACGATTGATTATGTCACTATCGCTTCCACAGGCAACGCCACATCGTTCGGCTCGCTAACGGAAGCAAAAAATGAAGCAACAGCGTGTACGAACGCACACGGAGGATTATCTTAATGAATGATCTAGTCGTAAAAGATTTCTCGCAGCTTATAGAATACGCACCAGAACATAAAGAGATGATCGAGAATATTACTAGAAATCATCCAGAGATCACGCGAGCGACATCGTTATTCGGAAAAACTCAATCTCAGTTCATGGATAACACCATGACGGTTTCACACATGACGCCACTTAGAAACGCTCGTCAAATACTGGCCGAAATGGAGCGCACTAGAAATGCCTTAAAAGAGGCCTTTTTTGGCTGTAAAAAGAAAGAAATCGAAATCAGAAAAAAGAAAAGATCACTTGAGACATGTAAAGATGAACTAGATTTTGAATTATTAGAAGTTGAAATCGCTGAACTAAACACGCAGCTTGATACGACTAGGATTTACATCTCGGGCGCGATTAGAAAAATGAATGCGTATACAGAACAATATAATTCTATTCTAAAAGAAAAATGTTTAGAGAATTTCACAGAAGAGGATTTTGAAAAAGAGGAAGAAAAATATCACATTATGAAAGCATTCGAGCAGGGACTAAATGCAGCGAGATCGCACGGCGGTTTCATCGATGAAGGTAATCAGATTTATCTTTCACAAATCGGCATCAACGGAACTGTTGCACAGAAATGCGTAAGCGAATATTTAGCATTAGAAAACAAATTACTAATGGAAGGTAAAGAGCCGATGCATAGAATGCAAATACAATTTCTAGAAAACATGGCAGAGAAATTTAAAGGCAATTCAGAAGCGGTGATAAATTATAAAGGAATGCAAAAAGATTCAAAATCATCAATGCTAAAACATGGCGACACAAGGTTACTTAAATGATTTATGAACTTGAAGAACTAGAATCAATCGTTAGACAATTATGCAACATGAATAACGTTGATTATGATCTAGTTTATTCAATGATCACAGTTGAATCTAATTGGAACACGTTTGCTTGTAGATATGAGCCGAACGTGGATAAGTATGTACACAACGCGCATATACACGCACAGAATAATAATATAACTGGACTTACTGAGACCATGCTGCAGAAAACATCTTTTGGCTTACTCCAAACCTGCGGTTTTTTAGTTCGCGATCTTGGGTTTAAAGGAATGATTACGGAATTATGCGATCCGCATATAGGCGTGTTGTATGGAATTAAATATCTAAAAAAGAAACTAGAACAATATGGCGATGAGTCAGCAGCGGTCGCGGCCTACAACGCTGGCACTGCTAAAAAATTAGATTCTGGAATGTTTGTAAATCAGAGATACGTAGATAGGGTTTTTTCTGTATTACAAAACTGTCGTAAATTAAACTAAACAAAGGGAGAAAATATGCCTGAATTTATACTAAATATAGCTGAATTTGCATCAAAACTATGGGTCGCTTGCCATTCGCCTGTAGGAACAAGCATCGCTTTAGCTTTATTTGCATTAAGTGAATCACTAGGCGGAATTAAATCAATCGAAGAGAGTTCTGTTTATCAAGTGATAATGAAGGGTCTTAAGTTTATTAAAGAAAAAGTTTATCCTTCAAAATGATTCAAATTGTAATCACCATCGCTAAGCTCATTGCAGATATTAAGTGGATCGTTAAGAAATTAACAGGCACAGATCCGCGTGAGCTTGAGCGGTTAAGATTAGAAGTAAAAGAGGCTTACAAGAATGCAAAAGAAAATAAAGATCCTAGCGGCATTGCTCGTATTATTAACGGTAAGTAGCTGCGCACATAAGTACACGTTTCCTTATAAAGTATGCGTACTAGATATGGATAGGAACATATCGAAATGCCAAGGCGCAGGCGAGCCGTTTAATTTACATAATCAAATGATGAATGGTTATGTTTGCATGGAAGCTGACTCGCATGAAAACTATGTGATGGGCTGTGAAGAGAATAGAAAAGCATTAGAGGCGTTTCAAGCCGATCAATGAGCATTGAGGTTTGGATCGGAATTGTAGCCGCTCCAGCGCTGCTAGGTTTATGTATTTATTTTGTTCATGATTACATTCAAAAACTAAACGATAGATTCACTCGTATTGACGGACAAATAACTAGCCTAGAAAAAAGCAATATTGATAGAATGACATCAATAAAGCATCAAATAGAAATTGTAATGAATGACGAACGAAAAGAAAGAATGATAGTTGAAATTGATAAACTACGACATGACTTTGATAAATTCTACAATCAATATCTAAATCGTGTTGGAGATTTTAAAGATACAAATAAATTCATTCAGAGACACGAAAAAGCTCTGGCAAATGTTTATCTATTAATAAAATCACATCATAATAGAATACAAGAACTACATAAAGAAATTAGTAAG